ATTAGTTAATAATCTCGAAGATGTTATCGAGTATTTCTCGGTTAAACCCGAGGACAGAAAGATGCAAATTAGAGATCATTTATCGGCCGTAAGAATTAAAAATTCCGACGTTAATGCCATGACCATCGTAAAAGATGGATCCTGGTGGGTAAAAGTATTCGTAAGAATGCTACAACCTATTGGGATGTCCGTAACAAGACCGCGAGTACATGCTATTGTTATATTACTTCGAAAGATGAGTAAAATTGCTCAACTACAAGGAATTAGAGGATTAGTTATCCATCTGAAAGCTTGTTCCGTTTGCTTAAATCAAGCACTCGGGAGCCACATGATTAAAGACACAGGTAGATTGAACTGTAGAGTTTCCCGTACAAACTTGGGAATTCCGCGGTTCATCTTGGCTGCTGATAGAATGAGAATTAGATCAGGAGACCTTACTCTCGTACGATTCTATGCTAGCTTTTTCGCTGTGTATAGAGTCCTCGACTTCCCTGGTAAATTAAACACCAGTACCATTACCAAACCTTTTTCTGGTAATATGGAAGAGGCTACTGCTCTACTAACGTACGTCCCTCATTTCATCAACGCATTGAATATTCCTAGAATATTCGGCGTGGATATTAGAGCGATTAAAGCTCGATATGGGCAATTTTGGGAACAGTTTGTCCCAAAATCACCTGCCTATGATTGGCTTCTAAACGAGTACACCTCTAGACTAGACCTCTGGATTGCCAAATCGGCACCCGGAACTAATCGAAAAGGAGCTCAAGTCTCGACACATCCGATGATTATGATACGTTCCGCAGTAACAATAGCTAAAAGTGAGATATACTCCTCGTTTAAGGCATTTATCTCTGTTCTCCCACCTAACCACCCATTCACGAAAGCGTTTAACGCTTGCGCTCTACTCGCAGGGGTCTTTAAACCCGTGTGAGCATTGGGGAAAATAGGTATAAAAGAGGAAGCAGCAGGGAAAGTGAGATTGTTCGCGATGGTTCCAGCCTGGTACCAAATGCTACTACATCCGCTTCACAAGCTGATGTTCAAAATTTTGAGAACTATTCCTCAAGATGGTACTTTTGACCAACTCCGACCGTTACTATCGCACTCCGAGAGATTCACAGAGGCGTATAGCCTAGATCTTACGGCTGCTACGGATAGACTTCCGTTATTCATACAACAAGAAATTGTTAAGGCCTTAATTGGCGAACCTCTTGCTAAGGCTTGGGGTTCAATACTTGTGGATATATCTTACCACCTGAGCAGCATGAAATACGGAGCCAATGAGTTATTAAAATACTCAATTGGACAACCTATGGGAGCACTGTCTTCCTGGGCATCACTAGCTTTAACACACCATTTCCTGGTGCAAGCTTCAGCTTGAAAGTCAGGATATACTCCAGTAGGAAAATGGTTTACCGATTACGCCGTACTGGGAGATGACTTGGTAATATTCAGAGAGCCCGTGGCTAGAGAATACTTGAAAATCCTTAAAGTTATAGGAATGGAAGTAGGACTTCATAAGTCCATACTGTCCCGAAACTCTAACGCCCTTACTGTAGAATTCGCAAAACGAGTTTTCTTTAACGGTATTGATATTTCGCCCGTTCCTGTTCTTGAATTTACTTCTAGTCTTTTTGACTATGGTAGACTCATGGCTTTTTCAAGCAAGTATACTTTGACGAAGTTACAAATCGCGAAACTATTGGGATTTAGATTCCGAGCGTTAGCGAAATTCACGTCTGCACCGTTCCACTCTCTTAATTATAAACTAAGAATGCTTCTGGTCGCACTTGAGGTGCCCACAACTGAAGAGGGAGCGCAATCCTTGCTTGAGCTAGGATCACCGCCTACATCTTCTATTCGCCTATCCGTCGAGAAAATATTAAAAACATTTACCCAAGCGGAAATTAGAT